TGCAGATTTGTTAATCATTGATGATCCGCATTCGGAACAAGACGCATTATCCGAGACGGCGATGGAAAACGCGTACGAATGGTATACATCTGGCCCGAGACAAAGATTACAACCAGGGGGATCTATAGTTGTGGTTATGACCCGGTGGTCCTTGAAAGATTTAACGGGAAAATTATTAAAAGCACAGGGGGCGGATATCATGTCTGACCAGTGGGATATGATAGAATTCCCGGCAATACTACCGAGTGACAATATATTGTGGCCGGAGTTTTGGAAGAAAGAAGAATTGCTCAAGGTCAAGGCTTCTTTGTCCCTGGCCAAATGGAATGCGCAGTGGCAGCAGAATCCTACGGCGGAAGAAGGAGCGATTATTAAGAAGGAATGGTGGAACGTGTGGGAAAAGGACGATGTACCCCCGGTAAGTTATATTATGCAAAGTTATGACACGGCGTTCTCGAAAAAAGAGACGGCGGATTATTCAGCGATTACGACCTGGGGCATTTTTCAACCGAAGGAAGGGGGCCCCGACCATATAATTTTATTAGATGCGCGAAGAGGAAGGTGGGACTTTCCGGAGTTAAAGAGTACGGCGAAAGAAGAATACAAATATTGGGAACCGGACATGGTAATTATTGAGGCGAAGGCTACCGGTACCCCGCTCACGGACGAATTACGAGTAATGGGTATCCCTGTTATAAATTTTACACCAAGTAAAGGACGCGATAAACATACGAGGATGCATATGGTGGCCCCTATCTTTGAGAGTGGTATGGTGTGGGCCCCTGATAAAAAATTTTCGGAAGATGTTATTGAGGAGTGTGTCGCATTTCCTAATGGAGACAATGACGATTACTGCGATAGTATGAGTATGGCACTTATAAGATATCGTAAGGGAGGGTTTATAAAACTTGACAGCGACCCCGAAGATGAGGAATCTATCTTTCGAACACAAACACGTCAATTTTATTAAGGAGAAGAATAATGGAATGGATTATGGGAAGATTAAAAGAACCTTCAACATACGCGGGAGCGGGTGTAGGAGTTATAGGTGTGGGTATTATTATTGACCAACCTATATGTATTTTTATAGGGATTGCTGCGGCAGTCATATCTTTTGTTTTGAAGGAAAAGGGGATACTATAGTATGGCACTTCCTTTAATAGGAGGATTGTTGGGCGCTGTTGGAGATATTGCTGGTTCATGGGTCAAGGGCAAAGTAGAAGAGAAAAAAGCCTTAACGTCCATAAAAGTAGCAAGAGCGAAAGCCGAAGCCACAGTTTATGAGAAACAGGCAACGGGCGAACTGGATATGGAGAAGTCCCTCACCGATCAAATGGGGGGTTCATGGAAAGATGAGGCCTGGACAATTTTTTTTATTGCAGTTTTAGCTGGTTGCTTTATACCTTGGACACAGGATGCCGTACAAAAAGGATTTGTCTTTTTAGATGAGAGCACGCCCGATTGGTTTGCTAATTGTATTTATATATCTATATCAGCTTCTTTTGGTTACCGTGTCGCTAAAGGTGGTATGGGTATGATAGGGGCGGTAAAAGGAACAAATAAAGTTTCTAGTAAAAAAGTTACAAAGGAAGAATAAACTATGGCTCAAGAAAACGGAAGACTTCCTCCTTCACAAATCGATTCAGCTATGCCTGGATCCGGAATGGATTTAGAGGGTGGCGAAGATATCGAAGTAGAAACAGTTGAGGAAGAAACTCCTGGTTTTGATGAGAGCATGGTGGAAATCCAAGAAGATGGTTCTGCTAATATAAATTTTGAAGAAGCAGCGGCGGAAGAGTTATCAAAAGATTTTGATTTTAATCTTGCAGAAAACATTGACGATACTACTTTAATGGAAATTTCTACAGAGCTATTAAACTTATACGAAGAAGATAGAGAGAGCCGTCAAGAATGGGAGACATCGTATTCTGAGGGACTCAAATTACTAGGATTAAAATACGAAGAGCGCGACCAACCTTTCCGAGGATCAAGTGGAGTAACGCATCCTGTTATTGCGGAAGCGGTTACACAATTTCAAGCGCAAGCGTATAAAGAATTATTACCGGCAACAGGTCCTGTAAGAGGACAGATCATAGGCGCAACAGATAGTCAAGTCGAAGCGCAAGCGCAACGTGTCGCAGACTTTATGAATTATCAAATTATGAACGTTATGGAAGAGTACGACCCGGAGTTAGATAGGTTACTATTCTATTTACCTTTAGCAGGAAGTGCCTTTAAGAAAGTGTATTTTGACGAAACATTAGATAGAGCGGTATCACGTTTTGTACCTGCCGATGATTTAGTGGTTCCATACAACGCTACGGATTTATATTCTGCGTCAAGAGTAACGCATGTTATTCGTATGTTAGAGAATGAAGTAAAAAAATTACAAGCGGGAGGATTTTATAGAGACATAGAATTACAACCTTATGAGGTAGACGACGAGTTAAGAGACAAAGAAAGAGAAATTTCTGGAATAAGCAAAACTTCTGTGGACAGTGATTGCACTCTTATTGAGATGCATACGAATATTGATCTAGAAGGTTATGAGCATATGGATCCCTTTGCTGGGGAACCTACAGGAATTAAACTTCCTTATATTATTACAATAGATTTAGAAAGCGGAAAAGTTTTATCTATTCGTCGTAATTGGAAAGAAGGCGATGAGCTTTATAAAAAACTGCAGTATTTTGCACACTACAAATTTTTACCAGGTTTAGGTTTTTACGGTTTAGGATTATTACATATGATAGGTGGTCTTGGACGATCAGCCACCTCCATTCTTCGTCAACTTATAGACGCGGGTACATTAGCCAATCTCCCAGCTGGTTTTAAAGCGAGAGGTATCCGGATCCGTGAGCCAGACGAACCCCTGTCTCCTGGTGAATTCCGCGATATTGATGTCCCTGGAGGAGCATTAAAAGATAGCATTCTTCCTCTTCCCTATAAGGAACCAAGCCAGACCTTAATGCAACTATTAGGATTTGTGGTTGACGCCGGGAGACGTTTTGCAGCTATTACAGACATGCAAGTGGGCGATGGAAATCAATCTGCAGCCGTAGGAACGACGGTAGCTTTATTGGAAAAAGGTTCCAAAGTTATGTCCGCTATTCACAAGAGATTACATTACGCGCAGAAACAAGAATTTAAGATGTTAGCCAAAGTCTTTGGCGAGTCTTTACCACCAGTGTATCCTTATAATATTTATGGAGCAGAAGCGTCTATTAAACAAGCGGACTTTGATGACCGTGTTGATGTTGTTCCGGTATCCGATCCAAATATTTTTTCTGTTTCTCAACGTATGGCTTTAGCACAAATGCAATTACAGTTAGCGCAGTCTAATCCACAATTACATAATATGTACGAAGCTTATAAAAGAATGTACGAAGCGGTAGGAGTACAAGATATTCAAGCTATTCTTCCTCCGCCTCAACCACCGTCACCTTTAGATCCTGCAATAGAAAACGCACGGTCTTTAATTCAAGAAAATTTACAAGCGTTTGAAGAACAGGACCAAGATGCGCATATTGCAACACATGTTGCTTTTATGAAATCTCCGGTTGTTGCTTCTACGCCACAAATATTTGCGTTATTATTAGCACATGTTTGTGAGCATATTGCTTTCAAAGCTAGAGGAGTTGCTATGATGGAAGCTATGGATTTAGCGCGTCAAGCAGAAGCGCAAGGACAACCCCCTCCGCAGTTTGACGGAGAATCAAAAGTAGCTATTCTTATTTCCCAATACACAGCAGAAGTCTTACAATTATTTGCTCCGCCTCCAGAAGGACAAGTCGATCCATTAGTAACTCTACGTGAGAAAGAATTAGAGATTAAAGCGACAGATATACAACGTAAAGCATTAGAATTTGACGCGCGCATGGATTTCGAGCAGAATCGTGAGGAAGGTCGTCAAGAATTAACGGCGGAAAGAATTAGTTCTAGTGAAGATATTGCGCAATTACGTGCAACCGTTGCTAGAGAAAAGATGCGTAAGGACTATAAGGTAGGAAACTAATGGCATTATACCAAGGAAAAACAGTTTCGCTC